GTTGGACTGCCTGTAACTTCCCATTTTTGGTAATTAGCAGAATTGTTTTTGTCCTGGATGATTAGATAGTCACCTTGGTTGATTAGATCTAGGAATATGCTGTCATCCTGACCATCTGAATCAATGTGATTGACTCGCAAAGCTGTAGAACTTATTTGAGTTGAGTTATTCCAACCCAATTGGTTACTCGTAGGGTCACCAGACGTAGTGTTGGTTCTAGTCGAATAGTGGTAGTGAGTTGCAGAACCACCAGAGGCACCAGTAGCACCAGTATCACCCTTTACACCCTGAGGTCCCTGCGGACCTGTAGCACCAATAGAACCAGTCGGACCAGTAGGACCAGTAGTTCCAGCAACGCCCTGAATACCCTGCGGACCAGTAGCACCAGTAGCACCAGTCAAACCTTGAGGACCTTGGTCACCTCTGGCGAAATAGACTCTCGCATAAATAGAATCAGGGACAACTACCTTGACTGATGGAGGACTAGCAACTACAACATTTACAATCATTTGACTATTTCTGGAGTGACTTCCACTTGACCGCGAGCCAAGGTCATTACCTTAGATGTGGATGTTTGAGTAAGTTCAAGAGCCCAGACATAATCGGTCTTAGTAAGAGTCGCAGTCTGAGCAGGTGTGAACGAAAAGGATACAGAGTTAGTTGCAGTGTTCACAGTAGGAACAATGTCAATCAGAGCTGTAGTTGATGGATTTTCTTTGACCTGTAACTTGGCAGTCCATCCAGTTAAAGAAATTGCAACACCATCGCTGTCAGTAGGGTAAAACGAGCAATCCCCAGAGACACTAGGAAACGTGGAGCCAGCAATAACATACAAATCAAACTGGCCATCAGTAATGGTGAAAGTCTCACTCAACGTCTGCAACCTCTACAATAGGCTCCTCAACAGCTGCAACATCGTTAGACGGGAATACAGGTTCATCGAGAATCTCAACGTTGATCCAAGTAGTTACTTTTGGTGCTAATACAGGCTCTTTTGCCATTTGCTTATTCCTTTGTTAGTTTGTCGAACTCGGCTTTTAGTTTTACATGTTCTTTATGGAGACTTAAATACTTGTCACGCCATAAATCTAAATCTACTTTTAAAGCGTCAATCTCTGCTTTTAGTTTATCTAACTGCTCGAACATTTCTGCTCTTAGACGCTCCTCAACGCTGATGGACTGCCCTCTACGAGTAGATAGGTATTTTAGTAGGGTTGAAAGTCCTGTGCCTCCTAGGAGCCCTGAAACGAGTATCCAGATGTTGTCAGTCATCAAATACCTTTCCAGAGTCCAAGGTTTATTTCCCAGTGATCTGCGGTGATAGTATGGCCGATTCGTGTGATCAGGTAAAGTTCCTGGAGTGTTGTATAACCTGTAGCTGCAAACTCAATCTGAATGTTTTGACAAATGTCCACGTTAGCGACAGCACTTATTTGACCATCTCTGCGAATAGCTGGAACACTTACAAACTTTATAGATTTGGGCGAAGCGGCGTCCGAAACAGTGGAAGCCCAAGCACCTAATCCCGAAATGCCTGTGTTGTCAAACTCGACAACAAAATCTCCAGCTTGGGGACCATAAGACGCCACTGATGAACTATTAGTTGATACTACTGAGACGCCTGTAAGTTCTCTGGTAACTTTTACTTTATTTACGATTGAGTCCGAATCATAACTTAAATCTATAGCATCCATGCAGACGTGCGCAGAACTGTTTGAATGAACGTTGCTAATCGTTAGACTACCACTAGACCACGCTTCACCTTGCAGAGAGTTTATGTCTGTTCTAGTCGCATACTGGAGGATACTTGAAAAACGGTTAGACCAACACCATCCTAATTCAGCATCTAAAAATTGGTTTAAAAGTTCGCCTGCAATGATCTCATCCCAGCCATTGTCTGACTGAGTAGTTCCAGAACCACCAGAAAGATACTGCGAAATTGAAACCCTAGAGTCGATAGCGTTTACAGCGGAACTAAGGTTAGCCATACAGTTTTTAAAACTTTTCTGGGTAGTAGTGCCAGTAACTACATAATTTGTCAATCTTGTATTTAATAAAACTTTCATCAAATCATTAGCAGTTATTGTGATATCTAATTTTCTTGTTTTAGCCACATAATTCATAGAAACATTTTGTATGATGCCATTGAAAATAGTTACCCAGTCAGGTGAATCATAATATTGAATCCTAAAGTTTTGATTGCTTTTGTAGGCTGGTGTAGTTAATAAATCACTTAAGGAACTTTTAGAAAGTCTTACAATAGCAGTGCTAACATCTGGTCTAGCAAAAACACCTGATTCAACAGTTATTCCCCTATCAATGTCAACTTCATAAGTATCGCTTTGAATTGAAACCCATGTCCCAGATGAGTTTTGAAACTGAACCCTAAGGTCTGTTTTAATATCAAAAACCATTAGTTGACCAAATACTTTCGGCCTGTTTTCTTTTCGTAAATACGGATTTCTTTGATAATGTCCGAAGCTGTAATAACCGCCTTGTTGATGTTAATTTCATAGGTAGCATTACCAGCAAGACCAGCCTGAACCTGAGCACCAGCTCCAGTGGTATAAAGACTTTCAGACAAGCCTAAGAATGTGCCAAGTTTAGATCCAGAGGCTAAAAGACCCTTAGCAACAATATTTCCCTGAGCAGGACCCATGGCAATAATTTCATTTATTGTATTTTCCTTGACGCCCTTTTCCCTGAGTTTCTTTAGGTTTTCGGTGAACCCCTTAGCAGCTGCAACTACACGCTTCATCTTGGCAATGATTACGTCAATGTTAAAGACAGAGTTTTCATCTTTACCAAAAGTTCCAAACGCTAAGCCAATGGTTTCTCTAAAATCCTCTGCAGTAGATTTAACCTTTTTCATTTGCTGATCTAGAGCGTCACGAATCTTTTTAGCAGCTTCCTCAATAGCCCTTTTCTTTTCCTCTGCAGCATCCAAAAGGTCCTGAGCAGCTTTATCCTGAGCAGCTTTATAGTCCTCATAACTTTCATAACCCAAAGCAAGATAAGGCTCACCATTAGGTCCAAGACCAGGACCAAAAGGGACGGTTGGTTCATAGAATTGTTGGTCTTGTAAATCTTGTTGCGCTTGGTTATATTCATCAACACTATCGGCAGAGTTCATCCATGCTTCGGCAAGAAAACCTACAGCAACGATAAGAGCACCAATCCCAGTAGAAACTAGAGCAATTTTTAGAGCCTTTGTTGATACAGTCGCAATTTTAGTAGCAATATCATAAGCCTTGACTGCCAAGGTAATTCCAGCCCATGAGGCTTTAAGGAATATTAAGGCAGCTAAAACTGCTTTGATAGCACCTAGATTACCTAAAATAAATTGAGTAGCATTAGAAATTAAAAGACCAATACCCTTAAAGATTTCGGCGATTTGCCTTAGGTTTTCTTGGCCTTTAGGGCTTGCTAAATAATTAGAAAACTCCTCAAGTGCTGGCAGTAATGAAACACCAATAGTTTCCTGCAGTTCTGCAAAGATAATGCTCAGACGTTTGAATGGATCGTTATTAGCTGCAGTGACAGCTGCACCAGCAAACTTTTGATCAAGTGTAGCCATTACGTCACCAGTAAGAGAGATACCTGGCACCAGTTTCTTTAGAGCTGTGGTTTGTCCTGTAAAGGCCTTGCTCAATGCTGAGGTTACAGTTCCTAAATCTTTTCCCGTTCCAGCACTAACATTCAGAGCAGTATCCAAAAGTTTCTGACCAGCACTAAGAGATCCAGTTGCTAAAACAGTTTTGGCCAGAGCGGGACGGAGGTCATCGTCGAGCACACTAACAGAAAGTTGAGTTGTCTTGATGTAATCCTCAGCCGAAGCGATTTGAGCATCAGTCGCATAAACAGTATGGCGCAGAGAGTTCGCTAAAAGTGCTTGGCTTTTGATATCGTCAGATGCAGCTTTAGCCGAATCTTTCATAAAACCAGCAAGTTTAGCAAAACCTAAACCAAGTCCAACCGCTCCAAGAGTCTTAGACATCTGGCCATTTAACGTTTTAGTAGCGTTAGTAAGTTTCTTGAAATCGTTGACTACAACTGCAGTAGTTTTAGAGAGTTTGTTATTGCCAATAAAGTTGACGACTAAGTTTTGTGCCATTACTGTTTCTCTTTCAACTGGTCTGTAATTACTCTAAACTCTCGCAACGTCATGGACTTAGCCTCAGTGAGACTCAATCCTGCATGGACTACCATGAACGCTACTCTTTCTGCCGAGGACTCGGCAATTACTCTTTTGGGTCGTCAGCACCTAAGAACAAAGCTTGAGCCTCTTTCATAGGAATCTTGCCAGCCTGTTCAATGGTGTAACTTGGGTCTGCACGTTTCTTGATAATAAAGATGATGGCTTTTAGAGCTTTACCTTTAGCCTGACCTGCGTCCATAAGTTGATCTATGGATGTGCCTGTCAAAAGTTCAATGGTTTCAACTTCATCAAGAGTTAGTGTTTCGAAATCAAATTGCGCTGTGGTTGTCATTTATTTACTTCCTGGTAGTTTGTCGATTGCATCTTGCATGAGTTTCTCATAGTTTCGAGTAATCTCCTCTTTAGTGTAACCTAAAGCATCATGGAAAAACGGTTGCGGTTTAATGCCACGGTAAGTGCCTGGCTTAAGTGTTCCCCTGTGAGCATGAGATACAACAGCCCATCCCCAGTGAATAGGGTTAGCGTAAGGTGCACGTTTACCACCAGCCTGAACACTGGCTCCGTATTGAGTCCTCTTAGGTCTCGCAGTCGAAGCCAGTATTCCAGTCCTGACAGGTATCAAAGGTTTAGCAGCTTGAATAAGGATTAACGCAGCTTGATAGCCAGGTTCGGTTAAAACCTCTTTGCTGGCACCAAGTTCACGCATAGCCTTAATAGTGAGCCCTAAGCCCTCTACTGACACCATCTCACCTTTTGCAAGGTTAGACATTTTGTTTAAGCGGCAGTCTTTAGTGTTAGACCATAGTAAACAGGTGGAGTTGTGCCTGGAGTGTGAACGCTGTTTAGAACGGTCAAACTCACTGAGAACTTCACTACGTCACCGCTGTTTAGGCTTAGAGGAGGCAACTGATCAAAGACTACTGAACCTGTGTAATGAGGTTGAGATGAGCTTGCAACAGCGTTGCCATTAGGTGCAATTACGAACGCCACAGTTGATCCGTAGTTAGCCCATAGTAAACGGTAAAGGGAAGCTGCATCGCCTGAGGTTACACCATCAAGCTGTAGTTTCCATTCTCCGCCAGGACGAACTTCACAGAATGTCTGAACATCACCAGAGGCATCGCCAAGAGTAAGTTCGACTAGGTTGGCATCACATGAGTAATCGGTTGAACCAATTTTGAATGCAATGTTTGTTGCTTTAATACGGGTTGATGTTGCCATCGGGTTCTCCTTTTAGAGTGTTATGGATAGGTCAAGGTTTAGATCAGAGGCCAGATACTCGGCACTGTTAACTGCCAAACGATAGGCAGGATTAACAGATTTTAGAACAGCGTAACCAAGGTCGCCGATAGCGGAAACCGTTTGAGCAATAAGAGCATCAAGAGCCTCAGTGGCCTCCTCATTAGTTGCAGTCATAGCAACCAAAGTTAGAGTCAAACCAAGTCGATACTCAGAACCTACAGTCTCAGCAACCAGGTAAGGTGAACCACCAGAAATAATTACAATAGGTGGAACTACACGCTCAGGAACATAGTCCAAAACTTCCAAACCTGCATCCTGCAAGTCCAGTTGTAGTTCCGCTTTAGATGCGGTTATTTCGTTGGTCACAGTCCCGGTCCTGTAAACGGTAGAAGCATCTCTCTAGCTGCATTCATAGGGTCTTTAGCGATTCTCACTACTGAGCCTAAGTCCGCAAATTGAGCGACACCATTTGGAGCGGAGCGACGGTGGAACAATTCTGATGCGCACGATAAAATCGCACTATCTAAAACATCAGTCGGAACTCTAGAGGAACCAACAAACTTAGAGACCATTTGATTAGCCGAAGCCAAACAAGAATCAACAAAGTCTGAGACCTCTTTAGTCCCCACATATGCTCTAAACTGCACCACCGTCACTGCCATGAGCTATTAGGCTCCAGTGTTGATTTTGACGATTGCACCCTCGAATGGAACAGCGATAG